GATAACGACAACGTAATAGGATTCTAAAATGTCTAGATACTTCCGCAACCTACCAAACTTTGAGTACATCTCTCGTATTAATGAGAGAAAAACTAATAAGGATTTTATTACTGTTAAAAATCTTTTCCGTAGACCTATCATAAGAGAAGATTTATTTGCAGACTTCATGTCATTCACCAAGTATCAAATCATTGGTGATGAACGTCCAGATGAAGTTGCATACAAAGTCTACGGTGATTCAAATTTAGATTGGATTGTCCTCCTCTCAAACAATATTGTCAATGTAAGAGATGAATGGCCATTAACCCAACAAGATTATAGAAACTATTTGATTGAAAAATATGGTAACGATACTGATGCACTAGATGTTATTAAATTCTACGAGACTGAAGAGATAAAAGACTCTGAAGGAAAAGTATTTGTTCCTAAAAAAATGGAAGTTGACTCAACATATAAAGTAAGTTTCCTAGACAGTGGAACCAACAAGATAGTTGAAGTAAGTCCAATACAGGGTATCACTTACCGTACATATGAAGACAGACTTCAAGAGGATAAAAGAAACATTAACCTCCTGAAGCCTGAATATGTGTCAATAGTATTAGATGATATCGAAACTCTCTTAGATTATGAACAGTCTACAGAATATATAAACCCAGTTCTCAAGAGAGCATCCAACCCGAACTTAGGTTAATTATTCCTCAGCAAGTTTCTGGAAATAACTTAAAGCATCATCCTCATCAGCATCTGAACTAGCAGATGCTACAGTTGCTGCAACCTGTTCTTCAGGTCTTGGAGGTAATTCCTCATTAGCAACTTCCTCATCAATACGAGGACGCTGTGCTTGTTTCTGTCCAAGTACAGACTTAAGACGACGTTCTAAATCTTCATATGATTTGAAGTTAGACTGTGCTGTAAAGTCTGCAAGTGGGTACTCTTTTTTCCAGAGTGCTTCAAGTGCATCATCGTCATCAAGGAGAGGTGAAGGAGACTCAAACTCTGACTTGTCATAATTCCAGTAACCATCAACCTTGCGTATCTTAAGTTTGAAGTTTGCACCTTGCCAGAAATCGAAAGGATTAATGGGTGTTTCATCTTCAAACTCTGGTTGCATAGCGGCCGTTAACTTATCAAATATCTTCTTCCCAAACTTGAATAGGAAGACTCCTCCTTCATTGTGAGGATTAACTGGATCCTTCACAACATAGATGTTTGCATAGTAGGAAAGCTTACGCTTCTGTCTACGAACAACATCCTTGTCACCATCATTACCACTGTTCCATAAGTCCCTATTGTATTCTGATACAGGATCCTTAGCACCAAGAGTGGTGAGAGAATTCTCAATGTACCAACCACCTGGTCCTTGGAATGCATGGGAGTATACCTTTGCCCAAGGTAGATCCTCTCCATCAGTTGCAGGAAGGAAACGAATAACAGCATAACCATTACCAGACTTATCCAGTTCTGGTTTCCAAAGTCGCTCATCAGCACCACCTTTGGTAGTGTTCGTCTTCTCGATCTCCTTAACTAATTTGGAGGTCAGCGATCCAAGAGAAGACTGTTTCTTTAGGCTTGAAAAAGACATAGATTTGGCTTTTGTTTTGAGATTTGGCTTGTTTGTACTTAATTATTATAAGATCAATTAGAACTATTGTCAACCTGTTGTTTCATAATCCCAATCATCTTTTCCATATTGGCAAAGACATTGGACATATCGACATCTTTGGGCATCCCCATCATGACAGCAGATTCTTGAATGTTCTCCTTCATTTTTTTCGCTTGAGGATCATCTGATAAACTCATACGAGCATAGAGTATCCTTTGTTTGTCAAGAAGTTCCATAAGTAAATCAATGTGTTCTTCCTTTTCTTCATTATCCATTTGAGGAAAATTAAAGACACTACCATAGATCTCCTCTTGGAGTTCTTGAATGTCTGTCATCTCCTTACGGACAAGATCTGAATCGAAAAACGTCAATTCCTTTCAACCTCCTCAGTTGTTTCTGTTTGGGTTTCAGTTTCAGTTTGACTGTCTCGAATTTGTTCGAGAACGTCAATAGCACCTAGAAGTTTAAGACGAGTCTCACTGACACTAACCAGTTGCTCCCTTAAACTTTTAAGTACTTCATCATTAGTCATGGCCATGAATGACAACCTCTTTTAGAACTTTTTTGTAACGGTGTACATTAATATTTAGGAAGGGTGTGTACTTTTTAATCCGTCTACTGACGGTTTCCCACACTGGATCCTTTAACTTCTTATCAAAGTTTTTAACGTACCCAAGTATTCTATCACATATTACCAAAGTTTCCAAACTTGTAAACCCACCAAGATAACTTTTTAATATAGGAGGGTGTCCATTACTACAATCAAAGACATCATCGACTCTCTGTTCATCAAACAATGATGTAGCATCTTCTTTAAAAACATAAGACAGCGACTGAACTTTCTTCTGCCACTGTCTAAAATTATTATCTCCCTCTCTTATAATCTCTCCTATCCATAGAGTCTCTGGATCTTTACATGATACAAAGTTTGCTACAAAAAAATCTTCTATCTCCTTATCTGGATGTGCTCTAGCCATCTTCTCAAAGAAGTATCTGTCCTTCCGCTTATGAAATGCATTTAAGGAAGCACGAGAACGACCACAGTACTTGTGGTAATCATACTTATCTCTAGTGAAGTGTTGCTTCATTGCAAGATAAGTTTTATATGTTTCAAATGGCATCATCCCTCAAATGGTTTGATAATAATCCGATTGTTTTCGTAATCTGCTTTAAACTCTAACTCAACATCATGCTCCCACATAAGTTCTTCATATAATGCATTGAGACGATCCATATCCTCCCAAAGATTATTGATATGTTCTGGCAAATGATCATCTTCCATTTTTAAAAAAGTAATAGGGGAAAAATTTGGCGGGATTTTTTTTCGGGCTTTTATGAAACTAGATTGGCAATTTCGCACGGGATGTGCGTTTTAAAAAGTTTAACTCCTGTGCTGTGTACTTTAATTTTTCTTTCAGAGGTTTTGATAATAATTTAGGTACGGACTCAAGTTCAATTGTGTTCTCATCACAATAAACTATAATTGCTTCGATATAATTAAGTGAATCATTTTCTTGCACTAACTTTTCTATGTCCTGTGCAAATTTGGATGGACAAAGAAACTTCTTCTCCAACACTTCGTTTAGTTCTTTATCCATTACCATGAGATTGCAGATTAGAGGTGACAAATTTCTTTATATACTTAACTAGTAGCTTAATATACTCGTCTTTGTTGCGTTTGTCAAATACTTTTACATCACCACCAGGTGTAACCATCATAGTGATAAGTTTCTTAACAGGTATACCTGTTAATTCATAATACATACATGCATACGCAGTCTCTTGAACGAAGTAATTCTCTAACCACTTCTCTGGTTTAATCTTTTCAGATGTCTTAAAGTCAATGACTGCTAGTTCGCCTTCATATTCAGCAATGCAATCAACACGACCAGCAATGCCAAGATACTCTGAGTA